TAGCATTGTTAGTAGGGCTACCATTGTATCTATCTATAAGATACTGAAAGTAGTTGTTATCATCCCCATAGCTCACAAATTCCTGATTCCGTACTTCTTTTACAGTAGGGCTTGTGTAGGTGCTTAGGTTAACTATTCTTAAATCGTTTTTCATAATATAATATAATCATTATCAAATGTAGTGCTTGATACATATTCGCCCTCATTTACAGTATAATAAGAGTTCGTATCTTGGTCTACTGTTTGGTCTGTACAGAATATAACACCTTTGTACAATTCCCCTACTGAGTCTGATATTGTAAATGTATAATAGTTAGACTCTGTTAAGTCAAACTTATTTGTAATTTCTAAATACGTTTCGCCTTGACTACTTGATAAGTCTGAACCTTGCCACTCAATAGAAGATAGATTGTAGGTTGCATCGTATGTACTCCAAACAAAGTCCCCTGTATATGTAGTAACATCGTTTGTTGATTCGTTTCTTATTGTCAAAATCAAGCCCCCCACAATGGTTCTACGTGGTATAACTTTGATTGTTTGATCAGATGTGGATGTAGTTAAAATTATCATACTACATATATAACGTAAAGATTGTAAATTTTGTGTAATAAAAAAGGGGGCTTTTACACCCCCTAACAATAACTAAACCAAAATAAATAAACTCTTTGCTAATATACAAAAAATTATGGTGTTGGGTTAATTGGCGATGATGAATCATCAGTTGGTAGTGTTGCTACAAAGAAAGGTGGTGCTGTTTCTTGAGCAGTAAGGGTAAGTGTAAATCCACTTAAATCCCCCATAGCTGCACCTGTAACAACTGTACCCCCTGTAACTTCTGAACCATGATCTTTACCTACTAAAAATCCGTTACCATTGTAATCTTCGACAACGATTTGTGGTCGACCATGAGCTAAGAGCTTAATCTGCTCTTGAGTAGCTACATCTAAAAATGTAAATGTAACATTAAGGGTTGACTCATAAAAAGTAGTGCCATTTTCTCTTGACGAGTTAATAGCAGTTTCTAATGACGAATTACCCTTGATTTCATATTTGTAGAAAGAAACACTATCATCTAAAGTGATTGTACCTGAGCTGTCAGTTAAGTCAGCTGTGGTAGATGTGTAAGGGGCAAAGTAAATGTTTTTCAGCCCACCTACACCACTCTTACATGGTAACGCTCTTCCGTTTGATACTGAACAAGGCATATTTTTTTATTTTAAAAAAAAAGGGTAGGTAGGCACTCGGCTTACCCACCCCTTTTAAGTTAGAGAATTATTGATTATGCGTAGAGAACGATATCAGAACCAATACCATGCTGCACACCTGCTGTATAGCGCATAACTACACGCACGTTCTGTGAACCATCAAGGTCAGCCATATCGATAACTTTAACTTCATTTCTGTCATCAAGCAATCCTGTTCCAAAGAATAGGTTAGACTTCTGAGCAGCTACTGCTGTGTTATCAGCAAGACCACCTGTTGCAAACAATGGGATTCCCTGAAAGTTCATCTCAGTTTGTCCTACGTGATACAAATCTCTATAACCCAAAGCAGCTTGTGCGCCTACATACGCCTTAGCGATGTTTTGAGAAATATAGATAGTTAAATCTTCTTTACCATATACGCCACTTGGGATAGCATCTACGATTTTTTGAAGCTCAGCGATTACGTTGGCAGTAGTAACTGTACCTGCTGTAACGTCAACTACATCTGTATCAGCAGCAAGTAGAGTTTCAAAACCATCAAAGTTACCTTCCCCTGCGCTACCTTGCCAAATAGATACCTCAGTTGCTTTAGCAACCTCAGCAGCTACACGTGCGATAACGTAGTCAGAGAACAATGGGGGTAGCTCGTCAAAAGCAGAGAATCCCATTTGAGCAGCTTCCCAATCAGAGTGCAATTCTTTCTTACATACTTGTAAGTTAACTTGCAATTCAGTTGGTGTAAGTACTTTCTCAGTTAGAGTAAGACCTGATGTAGTAGAATCAAAGTCGCAATCAGCAGAGCGTACAAGATTTGAGAACGCACCTACTTTCATAGCAGCTTTGTACTTAATGTTTGGTAAGATAGAGATAGCACCTTTGTCAAGTGTATCAGCACTTAGAAGGGCAGCACCGAGATATTTCCCTGCAAATTCCCCTGCATAAGTACTTCCTGTAATAGTTGGATTTGGCATTTTATATAAATTTAATTGTTAACAATTTTAGACATTACTTTGTCAAAAGTACTTTGCTTTCTGTTTTGCGCATACTTTAGACTTACTTTTTGTTTGGGTTCAGGGTTATGAGTGATCGCTTCTGTGGCAGGTGTTTCAGATAATTCCTCTTTCACTTGCTCTTCCACTTCGCTCATTTCCTCTTTCTTTTCAATCATCTGCTTGATTTCCTCAACCAATGATCTTACTTCTGCTAACTCTTCTTTAGTAGCATACTCAGCTTCCACCTCTTCAAGTTCAGTTTCTGTTTCTAATTCCTCAGATACTTCCTCAGATGCTTCAACTTCCTCTTCTTCCTCTTGGCTTTCAGATTTGATTTCGCCAATGATACCCTCTTCGCTTACAACAAGGATTTGACCATCTTCCATTGTATATTCGCCAACGGGTACGGCTACTTTCTCATCGTCTGTAAGGATAAAGATTTCATTACCTGATTCAAACGCTTCTGCTTCAAGGACAGTTCCGTTATCGAGTTTCGCCTGTGCTAACTCTACTACTTGGGATTGCTCGATATTTTCTACAATATCAGCAGTATCTTCCCCAAGATAGGTTTTGATTTTACTTAGAATTTCTGTCGCTTTCATAACTATATAACGTGTTTAAAATTTAATTTGTATTTTGATAATCTATAAGACTTTAATTAGCTTTTCTAATCTATCACGCATTTTAGAAAAACTTGCTGTTGGTATCTTGACCCCTAAATCTTTTGCTGCCTTTTCAGCTTGGTCAATCATTTTATTAAAAGATGAGATGTTTTTAGTAGCTTCTTTGATTAAGGGTTTGCGTTGTGAAACAAATCTATCTGCGTTTTTGTCATATCTTTTAAACGAATCTAAAGAGCTATTATAATCTTTATCAGCCCTTTCGCTTTCTTGTCTTGCCGATTCAAACTCTCTCTCTAACTTTCTGTATTTTTCTGATGACTTTTCAGCGTTTTGTTTAAGTTTTTTTTGCTCTTTAAAAGCATTTGCAGCAAGTTTGCGATTTTCCCCTATAATAGAATTAATTTTTTTTATTTCTTTCTCTAAACCTTGAGATGAATTAAGAGTTTTGTTTAAATCATCTACAATACCTAATTCTACCTTTTCAGCAGACAGCTCTGTTTGCTTATTAATAGAAACGATTTTTTGCATTACTTTTTTACTCATTGTTTTTATATTTAAATTTTACCTATCCCTTGACCCCTTAATGAGCCATCACAACACTTAATAGAGTACGTGTTATCCTCGCATAAACAGGCACGTTTTGAACCCTTTGGGCTTGTTCTCGATGGTGTGATAAATCGTTTCAGTCGTTTAATCATTTTCCTTGACCTCTGTATTTTTTCTTATATAGCTTTGAACCTTTGATACTGCTCATTTTGGTTTTAGCGTGTACACCCTTTCTGCGTACCTTTGGCTTTAATACTTTTATGTAATCTATGCGTTTAGCCACTAATTTAATTCTTTGAGTATTTGCTCTATTTCCTGATTTAGTTTAGCAGCTCTTGGGTTTGGGTCAAAACCTATTTCGCCAACAGCTCTAACATATTTTTTGTATATATCAACAAATTTATTGGCGTTTTGTTTTGCTTTAGATTTAATCTTATCAATATCTTGCACTTGTGATACAACTTCTTTATGTGTTGCTATTAAATCTTGTGCAAAACCTAACTCGATTTTTTGTGGCTCTTGATTGCTAAACAGCATCTTGCTTATACTTTTTTCGCTCATAATTTTTTATTTAATAGGGATACAATTAGGTACTTTTTTTCCGTTTTTCATTTTCATACCATATTGGACATATCCATCTTGGCATGGTTTTTTTAAGCTGTGCTGTTCACAAGGCATATACCATACTTTGCCCATGTACTCGTGTTCGTGGTAAGATTCACAACCTATATCTTTTGCTGCTGCTATTGCTAATTCTTTTGTAGCAAACGCAAGTCTATCATCTATGATCGCCATCTCGTCATTAATAACCTGAGAAGCTAAATCTAATTCGCCTAACTCTTTTAACTTGCTTTCAGCCCAACGCTTACCTGCTTTACCACCCCATAGAAGATATGAGATAGTGCCACACGCTTTACTATCGCTTTCATCGTAGTACTCTTCTGCTCTACTTAAATATGAGTACATACGTTTGATAGTTTCTTTTGAGATGGGTTTGCCCTGTGCTAATTGCTGCGCTCGTATCTTACCTACATCAGTAGCACATTTGTTGTTCACTTTCTCGTTAAGTTCAATACCACGCTTTGCGTTATTCTTTACACCACTTGGATAATCAGAGTAGGATTCTAACTCTTCTTTTTTGCCTTCTTTGTATCTACCATCCTTTTTAACGATTCTACGGATGTATTTAAGCATATCCTTAGCTTC